ATCTGCATCAGCATAGACGAACTAGGTATCTCAAACGATGCAACACATGACCTGCGATTATTCGCCACCATCTCGTGCAGCACCATCTGGTACATCAACTGAGATTTGCCATGTCCTGCGTAACCACCCAGTGTGACCAGCTCGCCCTCACGAAGTCGGAACGGGAGCTCAGGCCACATGAAAGGATTGTGGGCCTTTTCGGACTCGTATCTCTGCACCTCATCAGCAACGTCGGCTCCTAGGCTTGCTGCTGTACGTATTGTAGGAGGATCATTTGATTCCGCAGCTTGTACTAGATTGGGAGCATCTGTAGGACGTTTTCGCAATAAATCGTTAGCGTCATTGATGTCCTCCGGGTACTGCACAGTCCTGCACCTTTGCAGGCCAAGGCGTTTAGCTATCGCTTTTGAGGCTTTCTGACCAGCCTCATCGTTGTCCATAGCAATGTAGATGTTCTCGAAACGAGACAACGCCTCGTAGTCGTTATCAATCCAGCCTAGGTTAGACACGCCACTAGGTACAGACAGACACGGCATCCCTACATCCATCTGGTCCCAAGACATAGCATCAATCTCACCTTCGGTGATCAGGATGCTCCTGTCGTTGTCAGTAACATTCTTCCACCCCCAGAGTGTATGCCACGCTTTTGTGCTCCAGATGTCCTTCTTGCCGTCCTGACGCAGCACCCCAGTGCTTTTGAGCATAACGTAATTGCCTTCAGCGTCGTAAAACCTAGCTGCCCAAAAATCTTCGTTCACTCCGCTGTACCGCTTATGAGACCGGATTTCGTATTTCTTTAAGACTGCCTCAGACAGACCTCGATCTTGAGACAGGTATTTCATGGCCTCAGTTCCCCGCATCGGTCCTAGTGCAGTGCTACTGTCCTGAGAGACTTTAGGACGTTCAACACTTATAACAGGCTTTAGGTCATGCAACCCGCAGATTCGTCGAGCCTCGGTGAATGCCTCCTTCCAGTTGCTGTGCTTCCTAGCGATCAAAGAGAGTATAGGGATGCACTCGCCTGTAGCTGAGTCCTTTGCCAGATATATTCCTCCCTTGGCTCGGAAAACTCCACAGGAGGAGCCCTTGTTTCCATCGAGATCGCCCATCTCGTAGTTGCTCCCACGCTTTTTAGCATCTGGGAAGTACCGCTGCATAACAGCGTCGATCTGCCCTGAAAGGGCAATGTTCAGTTCTTGTGGGGTGCTCATATTATTTTATAAAGGGTTTCTTTTATCAATTCGTCGGCTACATCGTCTAGAGGCTCATCGGTTAGAACGTCATCTACGTCCCACATGCAAACCTTTAGAAGAGTTGGGTGAAAAACCGCCCTAGGACCGGAGTCAAACGTAACTCGTTCTCCGTCCCATCTAGAGATGATGACTGGATCATCCCAGTCCTTGTCTATCTGCTTTACTGCTTCCTCAAGAGAGGCAGTATCGCTATTGATTTCGTAGTTAAAGCACATTGTTTTGATCCTTTGTTCTTTCTAGTAAAGCATTGTAGCTTTTTCGATATGCCCTGTCGGCATCCATTCTGTCCTCATGGTTGAAGAAATAGTGGGAGATGTTCGTCTTATCGCGATGCAGAATTTCTGCAATACGGTTACGACTGTACTCCAACTCGTTGTGCAGGTAGCAACCTACCAACGCCCTGACGGAAGCCAATGGCTCCGTCCTTGATTTTTTCCTCAGATCCTCTAACGAGACTCCGAAGAGGGATTTTACTTGATCGAAAAATCGGTAGTTTATTTCTTTGTTGATTTGATACATAAGTGTAATGGTTCATTCCTCTGATCTTCTGCAACCATTGCAGATTTTCTTCTTTTTCTATCCGCAGCATCTTTTTTGCGAGCGGATTCTGCATCGAAAAAGTAAGTGTCAACTAACTTCTTCTCGCAGAGAGCTTCCCAGCCCCCTTCGACGTACAGATCCGCGTGACTGTAATTAGGCCAGATCATGCCCCCACTTTCGTGGAAGCTATCTAGGACGAGAGTCCTACCGGATCGTCCCCTGACCTCGACCTTGTAATCGGAGTCAGGCAACTCCTTGAGGCGGATCACTTGGCCCGCGTATGGCACCTCGGCTGGAGGCAACCGAAACGTGACGACTGATCCAACGTCAATCATGACATACCTCCTTGGACAAATTCAACGCCCTTAGATGTGAGGGTCCAGCGAATGGCTTTACTGCCACTCGGAGTCCTGCCTTTAACAGGATTACCGTCGATGTCCGTCAAGGCTTGCACTAGTCCAGCTTGACTGCACTCCCCTCGGCGTTTGCCTATGCTGTTCTGTTGTAGCCCTGTTTTGTCGGATAGCTCATAGTCCGTCAGAGCCCCGAACGAGTACAGCAACTGTAGGACCTTAGACCTGTTGTTCCCAGAAAATCGAGCAGCATCTACCGCTGCTTCGTGACTGGTGATTGGGTCCGTGTTTCGAGCCAGAGGCTCGTTGAAAGTTAGCTGCTGCATTTCACTTCTCCTTTCCTCGAATAATATTCTACCATCTGTTCCTCGGTGGCCCGTTGCTTTGCCTCAATCTCCTCCCACCAGAGTGCGGCCTCGAACGCGAGTTGGTCATCTGGCTTAAAGCAGATCATAGTCTGCTGGAGGAGGTCACTAACTGTGGGCTTTTCGGCGCCCACTGCCGGTTTTGTGTTTTTGTCCATGAACTGCACCCTGTGGACTTACGCACTGTTGTCAACAACTTAACCTCACTTTACATTTATTTAACTGGTTAGCGGGGAAACTTAATGGAAATCCGTGAGGATTTACGTCCCCGAACGGTGAACTTAACTTTCACCTTAGATTCACCTTTACCTTCAACTAACTAACTCAACTAAAAAACTAATCATTTTAGGTGCTAAAACCCTTAAGGTACTAATACTAATTAGTTATACTTTAGTTTTAAGTTAGTTATATGTAAACCATTTGATTTACTACCCTAACTCATTTGGTTTACTCCAGTACATCATTTGATTTTTTCTCCTAGATAGAGTTTTCTGTACCCATGAGAGCCTTTCTTGCGGAGGTAATTCTTCTCAACTAGGAAAGAGATTCTGTTTTGAACGCTGTTCGGGTGCTGTACGCCTAACAGTTCCGCTATCGCTCGGTTGCTAGCAAAGCAACCTTCATCTCCGCTGAACCCTTGCACGTAGCTCAGAATCAACTTGTCGATGTGTCTTAGTTTTGGATCGCTTAATACTTGGGACGAGATCCATATCCCTCTAGATGGTGACATTCCTACCCCTCACCAAGGTTTTGTGCTGCTGTCAAGCAAAATACCTGCGTCTTAAAAAACACTGATTTCAAGACAAAGTGGACAAGTGTACCAAGTGATCCAACTGGAAACTGGATTTTTACGTTAGGCTTAGGCTTGCTTAGGCTTAGGCTTAGGCTTATTTTGTTTAGGCTTAGGCTTATTATACTTATATGTGTAAAAATAAGTTAAAAGTGAAGCACTGGACCCTGACCCGCCACTGGTCACGCACACGCACACACGCACGAGCCTGTACCCACGATCCTGATACCACCTCTGTAGTTGGATTCTAAAGACAGTAAAAAAATATGCGTAGTGCATTTTTGGTTACGAACAGAATTGGTGTCCGTATCTAGAACCTCGATACGTATAGCGATGAACTTTCGATGAACTGTAAAGATATATACAAAGCTTAAAAAAGATGTAAATCGTAAACAAAAGCATTTTACAGTAAAACAAGGTTAGAATCGAGCCCCGTAAAACCAAATTGAAGAAATAAGCCATGAGAGCCTCTAGATATACCCTATAGGGGTATTATTTGGGTATTGTATCGAGTACTCAATCAAACGAGCTTGTAGGGCCATGTAGGGCCCTAAAATAGGCATCTCTAAGCCCTAGCATATGCGCACAAGGGCCCCAAATGCCCCGTATGGCTCTTTTAAGCCCTTTACGGGGTAGAATTTAGCCCCGGTAGGGCTTCCGAATAAAGCCATATAATAGGGCCCCGGTAGGGCCCCGGTAGTAAGAAGACACAAAAAAGGGCCCCGAATAACGGGGCCCCGGTAGGATTTTAACTAGATAAGGCGTTTACTCATTAAATATGCTATATCTCTCAATAAAGAAGCTTTTGTATTTAGGATTTCTTTCGAGTAGTATATTTACAGCCTTTTCCTCTGTATACGCAAAGCTCGAGTCGTTTTCCGTTATAGCATTAAAGCCCCACTTTTTAGAAAAAGGATCAAATGATCTTCTCACTTTAATAAATAGAGTCATTAAACTTTTCCTTTTCTTTTTAGATATAATAAAGAAATTAAAACGATGATTCCGGATATATATCTTATAGTTAGTATATCAACTTCCATTATATCGAATTACTCAATCTTTCTATTTCTTCGAACTTTACTCTATGGCAACCAGCTTTAACATCGCCACAAGCCGATACCGTATCCAACTGATAAATACCGATCTTAAAACGCTCGCCGTTTCGTTTCCATGGCTCGCCCTTTTTAACTATAGCTTTCACAAAACGTATGGCTCGCTTTGCGTCTTCAAGCGGGAAGTACGCTCGCTTGCTTGTTTCGACTGTTTCCCCGTCTAATCTTAAAAGCGTTTCCGGGTAGTGATGAATCAAAACGTTTTCACCGTTCCGCCATTTTATAACGCCTTCGTTTAAAGCCTTCTTTTGTCTGGCCCTTTTTAGGTCTTCCTTTTTCTTTTCTCGTTCCCTAATTTTGGATACTTTTTCTTTAACTGAATCGGACTCGAAATCGAAATCGAAATCGAATTTCTTTAGGTGTTTCTTACATCTAAATTCTTTACAGTACTCTAAGGCGTCTTCTCTCGAAGCTTTAGCCCATTGTAAGTAGTACGAATAATAGCTACGAGCCCTTGAAGCTTTATCTAAAAACCTTTCGAACTCTTTATGATAGCTTTGAACATTCCCGAAATGGTAGGGCTTTTCCCGCTGGCTACCGGGAAAGGGTACATGAAA